TTGTTCCCCTTTATTGGGAGATATGAAGGCTCGCTCCACCTCTCTACATTCAATTTTAATAATAAAACTTTCTTTCTGTGATTTTTTCATTAAGTCCGCTTGATGTTCCATTAACTTTATTTTTGCTTGTATACAAGGGGCTTTTGATCGAAAATCATCAAACCTAACATAAAGTTCCTTGTCTTGCAATGGTAAATATAAAGTCAGCAATAGATACCACATTATGCATGTCCTACTGATTCGCGCTTGATATCATGGTGATTGAACTCTGCCCAATACAACTCAAATGCGACTCCACTCTCAAGACATTCAAACTGATGATACACACCCGGCTTCACCTTGCAGTAATCACCTGCAGCGAGAATCGTTTCATCTACTAGGTCATAGTCTTTCTGCCAGATACGAACCAGCATTGTACCAGACTCTACATAGAAGCCGTTCCATTTGAACTCGTGTAAATGTTTAGAACATACGCCTCCCTTATTCATGTCAATACGATGAAACTCAAGCGCTCCGTTTGCTTCCACTAACTCCGTTTGTCCCCATACTTTGCCTGCTATAGTCATGCTTCACCTCTTAGGTAATTGAACATGGCAGCACTCGACTGTGCGGTTTCGTGATCATTGACTCGGCCATGCTTCTGTCTCCACTCAATTGCATCATGTAATGTATTTATCTCTATACCATCGAACTCTGTATGCATACATCCTATATTATATCCAGCCTTTAACCATCTTAGTTGTTCTAGTCCTTCAATGATTTCTTCTTTCGGTACTTCTAACGAGGAATAGTCCTCAAGTGCCTTCCTATGATAGCCGTAAATACCCAAGTGATGACTTCCGTATTTCATTCCACGACCAAACCACAATGCACGTTGTCTATTCCCTGAGTCAACAATCATTTTAACACAATTGGGGTCATTTTGCAAGTCCCTTTTCATATTAGTGTACATGGTAGCAACACTATAGTGCTGTAACTGTTGCAACGTGCTTACGATCATGTCAAAGGATACGTCAGGCATGTCGCCCTGTACGTTTATAAACTGGTCATACTGGTCAAACCTATGATGACGAATAGCATCTGCACAGCGTTCAGTACCGTTTGCAAACTGTTTTGTTTCTTCTACCACAATGTGAGAAGGTGCGTTCATTACCTCAGCAATCTTCCAATCGTCTGTCAGGACATAGGTGTCAAGTTTGCTCTTGAGGCATTCGTCATAGACTCGTTGAATCATCCACTTGCCACCTAGTTTGATTAATGGTTTGCCAGGCAAGCGAGTGGATTCATAACGAGCAGGTATGAGTATTGCAGTTTTCATATCCACCATGCGTTATCCAAAGTTTTTGAAATCAAAGCAATTCGTTTAACAGTAGTCTCGAAATCTTTAAGTTTTAACATATTAGGGCCATCACTCGGTGCATTATCAGGATCAGCATGTACCTCTAGGAAGAAGTTAGTAATGCCCATACCAGCGGCAGCACAAGCAAGTCCTGTAACGTAATCCCTATTACCACCACTTGATTCACCATTACCGCCTGGCTGTTGGACAGAGTGAGTAGCGTCAAAGACGATAGGTACAGGATAGTGCTTACGCATATACTGCATACCAGTATAGTCAACCACCAAACGATTATATCCAAAACTTGTACCCCTTTCTGTGATCCAGACTTCTTTCGCACCAGTGGTCTTGCTTAGAACGCCCTCCATATCCCACGGAGCAAGAAACTGACCCTTCTTTATGTTGACGATCTTATTCGTCTTACATGCTGCTTTTATTAAGTCTGTTTGCCTGCACAGAAAAGCAGGTATCTGTATAACGTCTACAGGATATCCCATACCCACGATATCATCTATCTCAGCAACAGAATGAACGTCAGTCAATGTTTTGATATTCAGCGATTGTTTTATCTCTGCAAATGCTTCCATTGTGGTATGCATACCAGCACCACGCTTACCATTAATATGTGTGCGATTAGCCTTGTCGTAACTTGCTTTGAATATGTACTGAATACCATGAGAATCACATACACGTTTACACTCTGTTGCAATTTCTAGTGACTGCTCTAACGACTCATGCTGGCAAGGCCCGGCGATAATTTTTCTTTTCATTTTCATAATGTCACTCCCCCTTCTTCTCTTTATACGGTTTTAATATATTCTCATAGATACTGTCTGCCACGTATTTCATACACATAGGAGCAACCATTAATCCTATTCTTGCGAGTTGTTGGTTTAATGTACCTGTCAGAATATAGTCTTCTGGTAGTGTCATTAACCGCTTACTCTCTTTGGTGGTGAACACTCTATCCTCTGATGCGTGTAGATGTACCGCAAGAGAGGTTTGAAGTCCCTGTTCAGATAACGTATGTGATGCTTGATGCCATGGCACTCGTCTGGATTGAAAGAATGAGTTCTTGAGTTCTGGTACTTCTTTACCCCATTTCGCACGATGTCGAATCACCTTTTCATACCACGGCTTAACCACATCATCACCCACTGATACCACTTTCTCAGGGTTCTTAGGTAGACGTTTCAACCATTTATATTTTGCACCCTTCTTCATGATCTCACACAACTCATGAGCCTCTGCCATGTTATCTTCATCATTTTGTAAATCACCTATCGCATCCTCTATGGTAGGCTCTTCTTCTATTCTTGGTTCTGGATAGATTGAACTCGCAAGCATCCATGGCATACCAATATCTTCCATCACATCATTTCGTATGGATATGATGAACACTCGCTGTCGTTTCTGTGGTACACCGTAATGAATACCATTCAACACCTTGTATACTGTGGTGTATCCGAGTGCTTCAAAGTCTCGCACCATCTTGGTTAGATGTTCTCTTGCATAGTCCATTGTCAACCCTTTGACGTTCTCACACACGATAACTTTGGGCTTCATTTCTGCCGCAATGCGTATCTGTTCCCATGTTAGGTCTTCAATGTTCTTTTGTTTCATGCCGTATGCAGTCTTTTCTTTGTTCCAACCTTTCTGCTTTGTTCCACTCATAGAGAATGGTGGACAAGGTGGGCTGCCATCTAGTATATCCAGCTCTCCTACTTTTAGTCCTGTCATCTCCATGATCTGTTTGCCTGTCACCCGTTTGATGTCGCCACATATATGTGGTGTGTTGGGCCAGTTCTCTAGGTAGGTATTCACCGCGACCTGTTGAAACTCATTGACAAACTTACAATCACCACCTGCAAGTTTGTATCCAGCAGATGAACCACCACCACCTGCAAAGAATGATATGTAATTAAATAATTTTCTGTCTGATGATTGTTTTAACTCATCAAGCGTATATCTATAGTATCTCATATTAGAAAAATCCATCCAAAGTTCCTTGTGTGCCATAACTATCGTCTATCCACCAATCAATCTTTTCTGATATGAACTTCAATGGTTCGACAAATGATTTAGTGAATTGTGTATCATAATCTATTCTGTCCTTTAAGTCAAGTTCCTTTGGAAAGGAAGTGATAAAAGAAAATGCACTCGCGGTGTACACGTTAGGCTGTCGTAGATGCACAAACCTAATCTTATCACCCTCTTGTATCAGAGGATACTTGTTCGTTAGTTTCTTCTGTTTAAGTAGGTGATTGTATAGGATTGCTCCTTTGCAATGCATCGGCGCACCCTTTGCAAACATACCGTTTGATGATGAGAACTTCTCAAGTCCGTTCACACTTCTTGGATACGCAATCTCTTCTGGTGTTAGTTTCATAAAGTCACTCCGAAAGTCTTGTATGAATGTATTTAGCACTTTGCTATCCTCGTTCATTATGATCTTCAGTGCTTCTTTAATCTTGTTACGACACACCTTTGGCGTAGATGATTTGACTGCTTCGATACCCATGATCTTGAGTTTAGGTTCGTTGTATCGCACCCCCTCACTATCGTGGACATTGAGAATGTATCGTTTCTTTGCAGTCCAGATGCCCTTGTCTGCAATAACCTCACGAGACATAACCATCTTTTGTTCGTATGCGTTAGTTACCTTAGCAAGAGCTGTATAACTGTTTTCAATAAATGGTTCCAGCTTCTCATTTGCAATCTTGTCCAAGAAATTGACGATTGTGCTAGTCTCTTTTCTGTCGCCAAACAGCTTATCAACCAATCGGTCAAAAGTAATGTACACTGAGTCCGTATCCGAAGCAATAACATAGTCTTCATTTTTTGTCTCCAATAGCTTGTTCAAATAGATATTCAGGGATTTCTCAATCCACCGAATAGATAGTTGTCCTGATGTAGTAATTGCTGATGCAATCATCAAGTCATAGTATCGGAAATAGTTATTTCCGATTGCACCATAAGCTGAGTTCAGAGATATCTTTTTAGCCATCTGAATATTGTTATACTTGGATATGTCTTTCAACAGTCTTGGATTTTTGGTGTTCTCATACTCCTGTGATGCTTGTAGCATGAGTTTTTTGTATTTGGTGCGGTCATTATACATGGTTTCCATAATCTCTGGAAGAAACCCACGTTTGTCTTTACGAAAGAACGCACCATTTGGTGTCATACAATGTTCAGTTTTGTTTCGTATTTTACCTTGAAGCAGTTTATCCACTAACCCTGTTTCTGGTTTGCTGGAAATCAATGTTTCTGGTGATATGTTGTACTGCATGATTAGATGGGGGTATAGTGAGTTCAAATCAAAAGACATCACCCATTTATGCATACCCACCTGTGGTTCTTTGACATACGCACCTTCAAACTTCTCTGATTTCTCATGTGCAACCTTTTGTGGTATGACAATGTTTCTTTCACGCAGATAGTTGTAGATAAGAATATCCCAATACTTTACCGAACCTAGCACATCTGTGTAGTTGACCTTAGCATCATATGCCATAGTAAGGCATAGTTCGACCAACCGCATCTTATCCTCTAGCTTATCAACAATCTCAACGTCCTGTATGTTGTACTCAATGAACGACTGCCAATCTTTCTGATACCATTCGCTGAATGTCTCGTAGGGATTGCCGTCTTTTTGTTCACCAAGTTCAACAGTTGCAATATGATTAAGAGCATAGGATTCTTGTGCTGTGTATGTGAACTTACGATATAGTGACATGAAGTCTAGACTAGCAACCCCTGCAATGTCATATGCTTGATGGGTTCTTCCCATCTTGTAGACAGATTTTTCTCGTACTGAACCCCAAGGTGACAACCGTTTCAGTTCGTCCTCACCAAACAGATTGATGATTCGATTGCATATGTAAGGTATATCAAATAACTCTGTATTCCAGCCTGTGATGATATCTGGATAGTGTCGTTCCCAGAATACAATAAACTCTTTGAGTAGATGTACTTCAGTCTCACACTTGATATAAGTAACATCCTTGCGTTCTGTTGTGAAGTCACCGATACCCCATACCACAATCTTCTTGGACTGATGGTTCTTGATGGTAATGGATAATAGTTCTTCTTTTGCTTCGGTTGGAGAAGGAAACCCATTCTCTGATTTGACCTCAATATCAATAGTTGCCATCATCAGTTGGTCAATATCAAACTCTACACGCCCTTTGTATTGGTCTGCAATGTAACTATATGTGTGTTGAGTGTTCCCGTAGATAAGTTCAGGCTGAGATTTGTATGCCTCAACATGTTCTTTGGCTTCCTTGATGGTGTCAAATTTTATGTCTGTGACGTATTTACCATCTAGGGTTTTGTATGGAGTTTTCTTTCCTACAGGAGCAAACAATGTTGGCGAATATTTTACACGCTTGTTTAGATTGCGTTCACCATTCTTGACCTCGCGTACCAAAAGAAAGTTGCCATACTGAAGAACATTTGTATAAAAATTCATAGTATTATAATACCATTATGTGAGTAAAAAGTCAAGGTGCTTCTATATAAATTCTTCTAAACTTCCTACTTCATTCTTTGCGAACCTACCGATAAGCCGTTCAGATTTCCCCATGTTTCCTTGCGTTGCACATGAGCGATCAGTATAACAAACTGTTGTAAATCTTTGGCCTGGGCCATGAATCGGCGTTACACAGTGAAGCGATTTAGAATCTGCGATACATACCGAATTATCTGGTAAATCTAGACCGATTCCCCAGCGAGGAAATGACAAGTAAGCACCAGTATAATCCCCCTGACGATGACAGCTCATTGTTGTATACTCAACGTCCTTGCCATCAGAGTGAACAGCCATAGCCGTACTCTGCAGCGCGCTGTACCTGTTTGCAGACAAGGTTGTTACCATTCCATGTCTATGTTCTGGTGCGATTGCTGCTTCTGCAAATCTACGTTGTCTTTGATATATCTCAGGTGAAGCTTTGTCAAATGCTTTCTCTACATCAGCACAAAGTTCTTCTAACAGTTCCCACTTATCAGGATTTGATATGTTAATTTTTCCAGTAAACCGTCCACGTTTTACACCAATCATGACTGAATCAATTTCATTCGCATACGCAATCATACCCCACCCACCATTCTTAGTGCGAGTATGGTAAGAGTTTGGTGTTCGTAGTTTATAATGCTCCCCCTCAATCAAACCTTTGGCTGCCATTTCTTCTTTATCAATGGGGCCAGAACAGTTTGCTCTCATAACTGAACTTTCTTGAATTCCATACAGAATGTCTCTCATATGGTCATTCGGAAATGCATTAGTCACCAC